GTTAACCCGGCGATATTTACAAGTTTATTGACTTTGTTTATAATCTCATCACTGGCCCGTCTTATTGAATGCCTGCAATGACGGCTTATCTCAAGTGAGTGTTCAGCCTTTGCGCGGTCTACAGACCATATTTGAAGAACGTTGGCCACATGCTGAGAAGTAGCCAAAAGAGGTTGTCCCCATAGTGTAGACTGCATTATATGTTCACATGATGGATTATTCTCTTCAACATGCCTGTGATCGCGGAGATAGAATTCAACAACCGGTTCATTTAAGTATTTAGCTGTAAATTCAACGGAATCACGGTCCACATTTTTAAGAGTTTCAGAGACAGACATCTCTGTATAATCATCCAGTGTGTAAGTCCGGAAGGTTTCGTTCCCTGCTGTATTAACAAAAGTCCGGGACTTGAATACTCTCCCGTCTTTAAGCATCTTTTCAAGCTGAGGGAACTTTTTAAGCATGTTCTGTTCAAACATAAGCTTTTCCTGTGCGATAGCACCTTCCATGCTTCCCTTTTCTTTCATCAGCATAAGCTGTCTGTTTCTGATAATCATCTCCCTTTGAAGCTTCCGTGTATAATTCAGAACATCAGCCCTGGTGTTTGCCATCGCTCCCTGTATCCGGGCGTTAAACTCGGTAATAAGCTTTTCTGTTATCATCTTCTGCACTTTCGGATTACTCCCGATGATGTCAGCTGCTCCACTGGAAACCAGATCCGCAATGATAGCGTAATTTGCTTTTAAAGTATTCTCGTAAACGTTGCTTGAAAAAATAAAAGTATTCTCAACGTTCAGCAGTTCCTTATTCATAAGTTCAGAACTTAAAGCAATATTCAAAGTATCAGCAATCAGGTTAGTCAACCCGGTATTCATTCTTTTAACGTAATCGGTCATAAACATATTTATCACCTGTTCAACCTCATCAAAGGTTGTAGCCCTGCTGATAATTGCGGAGTATCTCGCTTCATCCTGAGGAGTTACTCCAAACTTTTGAAATACTGTTTTATAGTTCCGGATCATGATGTTTATTCCGCTTCATCTCCCTGAGGATCAGGATCTCCCTGAGGATCAGGGAGCCTGTATCTTTTATCTTTAAGAAGTAATGCTGCCTGAAACGCATCAGCATCCATCTCATATTCTTTTCCTTTCACAGTCTTAATCAGTTTCACGTTATACTCCTTTTGAATAAGCGGGGAGTATTTCATCCCCGCCGGATTCACAGTTTAATTTAATCCAGGATTATAGATCCTCGATAAGACGTACCATCCTGTTGGCATGAACAAGCTTAATACCATAAAGAATATCAGCCTGAACATTGAGCCCCAGTTTGCCGTCATGCCATACTGAAAATCTTACAGGAAGGCCTTTGTGATCAGAAACCATACTCTTAACACCAGTACCTTCAGGTAGAGCTCCGTAACTTCTTGCGGCAAGAGCCATAGCTGAAGGAACGAAACAAAGTGCTGACTGAACCGGAGTGATTGTGACAACCTTAGCCGCTGCTATCGCGACCGCCAGAGCAGGATAAATACCGACTGTAGTAGTGTCACCGGCAGTAGCAGTAACTGATGTCACTGTGTAAATTTCAGTATCATCCGCAATAGTAAGTTTATCGCCTTCTCTAACCGGCTTTGCATCATCATTGAACGCTGTTACAACTAAAGAAATTGCAGCAAGATCCGCGGCGGCACAGGAACCGGCAACGTCAGCAGGAGTGTGTTTCGCAATCGCGTTGTTCTCATAGAAGTCAAAACCCATTCTGCGGGTAATAAGGCCGTCTCTCATAATATCAGCGTTTCCGGCATTATCAACAGACTGGAAAGCATCAATTTTCTTGAGAACCCCCATCACGTCCGGAGAAGCAACGCATTTTCTTCCGATCTGTCCAACTTCAAGATTTGAGAGTTTTGTTCCTGCGCTAACGATAAAATCTTCAGATATACCGGCACAGGCATCAATGAAGTATTTTGATTTCAATGCCTCAATGTATATCTTTCTGTTTACAGTGAGAAGTATAGATTTCGCCATACCTACACCGTAGTTCTGAATAAGATCATACTGAGACATGCTCAGATCCTTTGCCGTAAGGTTGATTGTTTTTTTGTGAGACTTATCAAGAGCGACTTCAGCTTCTTCCTGTGAAATTGAAGCTGCTGTGATAGTATCGCCAGGAGTCCAGTCATCAGCATCACCGAAATCTTCCTGCAGTGGGACATTGATTTTCTGGCCGTAATTAGCGATTGTACCTTCAAAATTCCTTGATACAAGATTCTGAAGGTTGTATTCTCCGGCATCAAGACTTTCAAAAGACTGAGCCCAGAATTCAGGATAAAGATAATCCATGTTTGTATTACTCATAGTAATCTCCTCTCTTAGTAATTATTAATCTGTTAAAACAGGATTTAATCCCGCTTTCATAGCAGCTCTGTACTCAGCCGCTGCTTCTGATGATGTTACTGCAACCTCAGAACGTTTGAATGTTGTTCTCAGGTTTTTGTTCTGCATTCCACCGGGCTTAGTTCCTGCACCCGGTTTTAATGACGATTTTATAAGGTTTGAGTTTGACGGATCGCTAAGGAAAGATTTAACTGCTTCCTGGACAGTGAGTTTTGCTGATCCTTTTTTAAAGAAGATGTTCACATCCTCTTCTGCTTCTTCGAATTCCTCTTTATATTCAGCTTTGATTAAGCTTAATACCTGTTTTGAATTGATTACTTCATAGTTCCCTATCTCTCTGAAGAGCTCAGTATCGAGAAAGTAATTCTTGAATTTACGGTCCTTATCATTGGCCTTATTTACCAGTTCAGTTTCTTTCTGTTTTCTCTGCTGCTCTGCATGTTCCTGTTTCTCTTTCTCGCTCATCTGTGAAAGCTTAAACTCTTCAAATTGAACGCGGAAAGAGTTATTCTCTTCCTCAAACTTTTTAAGCTTCTCTTTCAGAGTATGAGTCTCTGTGGCCACTCTCCTGTTGATAGCGTCAACTGCCCCTTTCGGGACCTTAAACCCGTTATAAGTTTCAAACTCATCTACTGGTGGTGGATCACCTGCGGGAGGATCCCCGGCTGGCGGCGGGTCTCCTGCACCCGGGGGAGTAACGAACATAATCATGTTACTCAATATCATTGATACAAATTGAAAAAATAAAAATTTAAATAGTTTCATCGGGTTTTCCCTTTTTAAAGTCCGCGGACTGATTACCGGATTTAAGGTCCGGCTGACCTGAATTTATATCTTCCATAAGAGCGTCAATTTCATCCCCTTCAGCTTCAGGGAATGTAAGTTTAACCATCTCTTTATAAGCTTTTTTCTGAACGTTCTGTGAGGGGATAGTGAAAGCCATAGAAAGCCTGTTGAGCTGCTTATCAATATCCGCTTTCTCGTAAGTGAAAGAATAATCAATATTTGCCTTAATTTCGTTCTGCTCATACATCCCGCATAATTCCACGATCTTTCTTTCACATTCCTGCAGCTGAAGAGATAAAGATTTTAAGAAAGCCTCTGTCTTTTCAAAATCGATTGATTTAGCGACTCCACTCTCCCAGCTGCCTTTTGAATCTTTCTTCATACCAAACTTGGAAAGGATCTCTTCGCTGAGATGATTAATCATCTTGATATGCTTCTCAATATCAATATCCGGCCCTTCAAAAGTGGGTCTTTGAGTTGTTGCTTTAAACGGGACAACTGGAAGATCGGCAATTCCACCAGACGCAGGATCAAATGTTGTTGTAATTGTTTCAATATCGGCTTGAGTATCATACGGGAAAAACAAAACCTGAAAAGAAGATGAAGCCAGAACCTCAGAAGCCCAGGAAGCGATATTAAAAACAAGTCTTGATTTAAGAATTATATCCTCAAACGGAGAATCACATATAAGATCAGAATCATTATCCCGGCAGTTCACAAAGATAAAAGGGATCTTCTCAAGACCGTGAAGAATCTCTTCGCCAAGATTATAAGTAACCTTGTCGCCGTCTTTAATCGTTTCAACATCCTGATATATTTTATTGGTCCATAATCTTCTTATCTGCTTTGTTTCAGGAGCTTTAAAAGGATCTGTTTTGTCCAGATAGCTGTTATCCAGAATAATCCACTGCAGCACTCCGTTATCATCTATCTCAAAATCACATATCTGTGAAGGGGAGTAATAAACTACATACGGATTGATATTCTTTTCGATTCGGTCTGCCTCTGTCTCCACTTCTACTGCCGGAGAATCAACCAGTATTCCAACAGTTGACTTTAAACAGTTTGTCGCAACCATAGTCATCAGTGACTGCAGAGATTTTCCTTTAAATATAGAGTCGTTTATATATAAATACTTTGGATCGATCTCTCTTTTCGGAGCGTTGGCATAGACAAAACCGATAAGCATATCAATGAGCTGCTGAGTGTGATTTGTGTAATCAGCCCTATCCAGTCTCTTTGTGAATCTGAGGTTGTCCTCAATCCTGTACTGAAATAGATTTTCTTTTGTGATAAAAGATGTACCGCCGGTATAGGCGTTGTAAATACTCTGCCATATCGGGAGCTTTGATTTTATCTTCTCAGATTGTCTGGTTGCCAGCAATTTAGCTTTTTCAACTTCCATTTTATACCCTGTGCCTGTATCTCATTCTTAAATTATTTATTGCCGATGCAGATGAATTATCAGTATGAGGCTTATTATAATTAATCCCGGACATACTGATTCTTGGAACATTAACACTGCTTCTTAAATGAGTAAAGAACGCGTATCTTATAGCATCCATACAGTCATCATTCAGCTTTATTGGAACCTCTTTCACTGTGCTGCCCTGATCCCATATGTAAGAGTCAAACTCGCGGAGAGTATAATGACAGTTCTGCGAAACAATCAGACGGCCTGAGTTAACCATACCTTTGACAAACATTATACCTTCAAACACGTCTTTTTGAGCCGATACAGCAGGGAGCCCTGCGTTCTGCAGATCCTGAATAATCTCAGGCCTTGCTCCATCACAGTAGATCGTTGAAAACTTATATTTAGAGTGAGATTCTTTAACTGCAGCAATAATGTCAGATGTAGACATCCCCCGTTTATACAGTTCATCAATTACATAACAGTGAGGATCACGGATACCGATTACAGCCAGCGAAGTGGGATGATCAAATCCAAAGTCAAGTCCGGCAATGATCTCGTCGTAAGTTTCCGGAAGAGTTGAAGGTTCAACCCTTTGCGACATTGGAAGCTGATAAATAACACCTTCAAGAGCTCCCCAGATGCCCTCAACCATCCGCGCATAATACTCAGGGTTGGTGATTCTTAAGGTTTCGAGGTCCTCGAGATAAGACGCGGGGAGAAAAGGATTATCCCGGCTTATTGAGTTTATAACTTTACTGCCCGGAATAGGATTCTCGTAAAATTCTTTGTACACCCAGTTGGTAAATGCACCGGGGTTTGTAGCACCAAAAAGAGAGTGCTGTACACCCTTCTGTCTTAGCCTGGTACGGAGCATTTTAAATATATCATGTTTAACATCAGTCATCTCCTCAATGCCGATAAAACCGAGATTAAGAGACTTGAATTTATTAGCATCATCAAACGGCCTAAAGAGTACAGATGAACCGTTTTTAAAAGTGTAAGTGTTTGTTGACTTATTATGTGATCGTATCAGCTGAGAAGGTACAATATGCTCAAACTCTGACATTGTAGTGTCGCGGAGAAGAGGCATAGTCTGCGCTCCGAGTAATCCCTTAATTCCGGGATACTCAAGACAGAGTTTCAGGGACCGCAATACAACAGAATATGTCTTACCGCTCCCCACACCTCCGGAGTTAAGCAGATAACGTGCATCTGAGTTGACGAATGCCGACTGATGCGGATCAATCAGTGTAAACTGGACCGTTGCCATTATCACCACCGCCAGAAGAGTTATATATACTAATTTCATGCTTCACCCTTACTCCGTTTCTTCGTCCTTTATAACATCTTTAGACTTATTCACAAATTCTATCTTAAGAGCACCATCTTCATCATCACCCTTGATCTTATGAGTGATAAGTCCCTGCAGCTTACTTAGATCTGTAAGAATCCTTACCCGGTTAGTCATATCATCTGATGTCTCACAATCAAGCAGTGCTCTTTCCATCCTTGCCACTGCCAGTCCGTAATTGAGTTCCTTGTCCTTTGCGCTCTCTGTCCTTAACTCATCATTTATAACATCAAAGTATTTATAAACAGTCTTTGGAGAAACGCAGAATCTCAATTCACAGTATTCGATTATTGACGCTCTGTTTACGCCTGCAATAAGCAGACGCCGGATAGTTTTAATCCGGAGTTCCTTCTCTGCCGCAGTGGCCTTTCTGGGAGCGATGAGATTATTCTCATCTTCAAACAAATAACCCTGAACATAGTCCCTGCCGAGAATCTCATCGTATTTTTCAGCCTCAAATTCTTTCATAGTTTTTTCGCATAAAAAAAGCCCGTAACTCTTTCGAGATACGGGCTTTTAACAAGTCTGTAAAATTACAGGGTTAAAAGAAATCCATAATCTTTATCAAATAACTTTAACAGGCTGGAAAGAAATCTGCAAGCAGGCTTTCCAGAAATCTGTTAGGAGTTTAAACTCTTCTTTGCTTTGATGCTCCTTATTCCTCCATCATTAAAAGTAATAATGATTGTTCCGGAGAATTTCTTTTTACATAGACCTTTCAAGTATTCTATTAACTTATCCACGAATCACCTATTATGTATTTTGTCAAGTATTATGTATTATGTCTCATAATATTTTACAGTTTTACTTAGTCTTTTGTAATATTGAAGCTGTATTTTATTCGCCTGATTCCTTAATTCTATATCATATTCATAAAATTTAAACTCATAGCTTTTGGATTCAAAGCATGTAATTGCCCCACAAATCCGGCAATGAAAGATCTTTATATCCCTGTCAGCTGACGGGAAAAACCCTCCCGATGAAATCTTGTTACATGTTTTACAGTATTCGAATTCCACAATTTTCAACCGGTAAAAACTCAATCCTCTTTACGCTTTAGAATACCTGACCTGACAGCCTGCTGTATTACTGCCTGCCTTTGCCTTGCTGATAGAGTGCTTTTCTTTTCTGATATCAGCTTCAATTCTTCTTTGATCTTGTTATCTGACCCTCTTACTTCAGGAAGTTTGGTTCTTTTATACTCCCCGCGATAAAAATTCAATATGCCCATTTCAATCCTCCGTTCTCTTGATCTCTGTTTCAACAAACTTCCTACATTCACTCAACTCTCCACCACCTGAACGCAGAAACTCTATGCATATCTTAATCAAACTCTTTGGTGTATAATACTTTGCCTTCATACTACTCCTCCCTGCATCT